GCTATCCATTAAATAGAGAGCTACTGACTCAGTAAAACCAGCCTTGCGTGCTGCTCGTTACAATTCATGTTTAGCAATATAGAAAACCTCAAGTTTAGTTAATGGCTCTGGTGTTTTACGCACCCTGCGCCTATTAATTTTCTTGCGTTTACGTGTAGTTGCCATAGTTATTATTGTCGCTTACTTATTATGGTAAACAAGGAATCGACACGCTCCTCTAATCGCAAACTTCTCTCATCAATTCGGTTGATGGCATCTTTTATCGAACTGCCTGAATTGGGTTTAAGTTCACTTAAAAAACTTTTAATAACCCATCGTAGAGCCACTAATAAAGCTCCTGCGATAGAGCATACGCCTACGCCAAAGGCGACCCATTCGTTTGGTGTCATTTCGCATTAACACCATAGTCTGCTTCTTTGCCAGAAGTAGGATCTACAGCCTTTACTATTGGTGCAACTATCGCACCTAGAAGTGTTGCGTAAGCAGGGTGAATATCGGCAACAATGGCTAATGCCACAGTAATACCGCTAGCTGCTACAGCTCTTAAATATGACTTAATTGCTGCCTTGTGTTTGTTTGATAACTTCATATTTTTCCCCCTAGTAGTGGTATATCAAATGGTTTGCCGTCTTTGTCTCCTGCTTTGGTAAAGCTAATATGGATGTGACGCTTATGTGGATTTATGCCACGATACCTCCGCCACTTAAATCCGAATCTTTTTGATGCAATAAAGCCATTATGTATTACGTAAGATATACGCTTATCGGTTTTTGCACATACCCTGATCTGGTCAGCCAGATATATCGAGAGCTGCTCGGATGAATCCAAGCGAGAATCAATATCAATGGCTCGGACGATCCCAGATTCGTCTGGATTATGATCTGAGGCGTTTCCCTGCCTGGCATGACGAGCATCACCAATCCACCCATCACAGGTAGTGCGGCGATCTGGATACCAGGTATCAACCTGATCTCTTAACTGCACCCCAGCTGCGCATAATTTAGGCTTCATTAGCCAAGTAACAATTTTGCTTCATCGGCAGTTATGCCTAATTTAGCCAGTAAATCTGCTTTAGCTTTTTCTTTCGCTTCGACTTCGGCTAATTTTGCATTGAATTCCGCTTCATCGATTTCTTGTTGCGCTAATTCTTCAGCGTTTAATTCACGCTCAATTACTTCGCCTGTTTCTACATTTATGATTCTTTTCATTATGATATACCATACAATCTAATAGAGGTGTTTGTTACATTTGAAATAGTTGCAGAACCAGATATTCTTACAATGTCAATAGAAGTAACTGCAGCTGTGCTATTCCATATCGAATTATACTGAATATAATTATCGGTAGTACCTTCTCTAAAACCAGCTTGAATTACTCCAGATTTTAATTTTGTAGAAGATGTATAATTATCAAGTAAAAAAGTTCCTTGATTTGCAAACCTAAGCGTTTGAGAAGTATTGTTATAGCCAAATGGTGCATATTGACTTGGCCCAAAATAAGATTCTAAAAATCCTGTATTACCAGCAGCACCACCACTTGCATAAATACCAGCGCCTTCATAAGTACTTGCAGTAGAACTATTATTTAATCTAATTCCAAAGGAAGACCCCGTTGTACTATGATAAATTCCACTCCACATTAAAAATAATTGTTTGTAACTACCTAAAGAAGAAAATGAAATACTAGAGTTACCACTTGCAACAGTTTCAGAAATTAAAGTCATACCGCCACCAGATGCAGGAGTGACCCATTCTGGCGCTGTTGCTCCAGAATTTACTTGTAATACTTGTCCTGCTGTACCTATACCAAGTCTAGCTGGTGTTGATCCACTAGACGAGTAAATGGTATCGCCAGTGGTTGTCATTGGATTTACCATGCCTGTTGTATCTAAGTTAGTCCAGGCTGATCCAGTGTAATATGTAGTTGTATTGGTATCTTTTAGATAAGCAAAGTTACCTTCTTGCGGAGAAGTTACAGCTGAATCTCTAGCAGCGGCACTGGCAAAAACCCAGATACCCTGCATTAAATAACCATCTACATCGGCGGCAGTTAATACCTCGCCTGTGACAAAATCCTTAAACCCTAAACCAGCTGCCATCTTTACTCCTTAGTAACTTAGGACATTATAGCCCAAAGTACCATAAATGTTATTATCTAAGATAAATGCATCTATAACGGGCTCTAGTGTCGTGAACGTAGTTTTCCAACTATTCGGCGTTATTGCCATAGATACGCCAAAAATCTGTAAAGTCTTTTCTAGGACTGATCCACCTGGCTGGGTGGTCTTAACTGTAATCGGATCAAAAAAGTCTAGGTCTAAAGCTGCAATAATGCCTGAATTGTAATTAGGCGCATATAGGTCTAAAACTATGGCATCGCATCGAATAGATGTTTCAGCTCTACTAGCTACATAAGCCTGGGCATAATCTAGGGCTACGGCATCGGTTTGCATTAGTAAACCATCTAAAAAATATGAATGTAAAAAGTATTTATCTATGCTAGCTTGATTTAGGGCTACTTGAGGTGATCCCGATAACCTGGTTATTGTCGCTTTATTAAATACTAAAACATCATTTAATATCCAGGCCACATCGTGATATTCAATACCTGTGCCATTATCGGCAAAAACTGTCGGTGTGCCAGCAATAGAACTAGCTGTAACATTTCGGTCTTGAAATACAAACGACCCACTAGCATCAACATATAAAGCGCCGTATTCGCTTTGGGCAACTGTAGATAATGCTGTTAATGCTGTTCTGTTTGTACCTGGGTCTGCTTGTAATGTAGTAAGACCTGCATCAATATCACGCATGGATACTGGCCAGTCAATTTCATCTAATATTTCATTAACTCTAGTACCTGACAAGTCGCCAGCACTTGCACCTGTAACTGTGCTTATCTGAGCATTTTGTGCTAATCTAAAAGCATCTACAGCTTGTATAGTTGTATAGGTTACATCTTCCGCTTCACGAGGATAAGTAGTAACGTAGCTTGTAATAAACCCAGCGAATATAGGATAAGTTGTAGAACCATAGGTAGCTGTTATCTGCACTTTCTTCATTGGTGTTAAAAATGTGTAATAAGGACTAGAAGGATTTTCTGGGTTAAAATCTCCGTTTTGATCGACTATACGTAATGATAATGACCCTGTTTGAAATTGGTCTGCTAATGCTGTTCTACCACGTCTAGTTTCAATACGATCTACCTGATTAGATACATCCACGATTACAGCTGCGGAATCTGCTAGCACATTTGTATCTAAAATACCAGTATCTAATATCATAGCCTGAGCGAATGCTGGCCCTGTACTAAAATTAATTACTGCATTTATTACAGGTATTGTCATACAATATAACCAGCGGGTACTGTTGAATAACCAGACCTAGTTGCTACTTGGATACTTTCAGCTATTGCTTGGCTTAATTTATCACCACTACCAGCCGTATCAACAGTTACTTGTATTTGCATATTATTAGAACCAGATGTGTTTTGAGCCAGGAATTGATTGATTCGTGAGTTCAATTCTCGACTTGTTTCCATACCTAAATTATATTCAAACGCTTTAATTTCTTCGTTTTTCTTTTTTACTTCTTCTAAAGCATAATCATAAACAGGGCCATTATTTGTTGTAGTCGAAGACGTTGTAGTTGATGTGCCAGTTATTTTGCTAATCATATCTAAAATTCTTTTATTTAATGCTCTAATAGCTTCTAAAGCATCTTCAAAACTTACAGATTGATCTTGTATAAATTTGTTAATTTTATCTGTCATGCTTCTAATTGCTTCGAGAGCTATATTAAAATTCTTTGCAAATAATTGAGCGGCTTCTGCAGCATTTAATTCTGCTAATGCTTTTGAAGCCAAAGCCTCATCATTTTTATTTATAGCAATTAAAGCATTTAATCTGGCTTTAGTTTCGGCATCTGTGGCTTCTGTTAATGCTTTTTGTAATCCCGCTAACTCAACATCCATTTTTTCTTTAACAGCATCTAGCGCAGTTTTTTTCTTTAATATGTCATATTCTTGTTTGCGTACGCCAGTGCTAAGTTTTATTATTTTTTCTTCTAATCTTCTATTGAGAATGCGTGCTCGAGCCAATGCTGAATTTTCTTCTGGGCTTACATTTCTTTGACTTGTTAATGCGCTACCTACTGCACTAACACCAATAATTCCCATAGCCGCAACAACAGCTGTAGGATTTTTACTAAATATTGCTAACGCTAATAATGCTGCCTTAAAGCTTGGATTCCCTACTAACTCGCTCATCTTGCTAGTTAATTTAGCCATTTGAACTATGGCATAAGCTATATTGTCGCCTAGATTTTCAAAGTCTGTAGCAAGGTTAGATACTGATTGATCTTTACTTAATATAGTCAAAGCATCAACTAACCCTCTACCAATAGATTTAGTGGCATCATCAACGCCCTTTTTAAGCACATCCATTTTGCCAGAATAAGTATCTAATCTAGCTGCAGCTTGACCACTGAACTTTCTTTCAAGCTCAGCCATAATCTTATTCATGTCGCCAGTTTTTAGGATGTTTTCATCTATACCTGTATTTAATCCTTTAATGGCTTTAGTCTGGCCTCGAACGCCAGCGGATATAGCATTAACTACTGTGTTTAGATTTTCGCCTGTGCCAGCGCTTATGTTTAATGCAGCTTCTAATGAACGCTGTGCTAAATCAACTGATTGTGTAACGTTTAATAAAGTCTTAAATGGCGCACGTAGGTCATTAAGTATTCCATAAGTTTTTTCTAAACTTTGTATGTAATTTTCTACCTCGGCTACCCTAAATGCGTTGCCTGTGTTTTCTAATTGTAAAGCCAGAGACTTGGCTGCGGCCTCATCTTCTGCGAATGCTTTGACCGCTTTCTTGCTAAATGCTACTACTGCGGCAGCACTAAATGCTACGCCGAATGTACGTGCAAAACTTTTTATGCGTTTTTCAAATACGTTTACATCTTGTTGCGCTTTTTTAAGAGCCTTACCATTCCAGGTTGCTAACGCCGAGACGACTACATTGGCCACTATGCCACCTTCTTCAATTCTGTTTTGTCATTAAAATAATCAGCTGTAGCGGTAATCGCTTTGAGAATAGCATCATAAATTTTAGGACTATCTTTGGCCCATGCTTTGTAAATTAATCTACCTTTAGTTTTCTGCCCGCCTGATCTTATGCCTTTAATCTTTGGCTGAGATGTCAATTCTGGTAAATCTGTGACGAATTGATAGCCCGCAAACGGATTATTTGAGTTATAGTCTCTAGTGCTACGACTTCTACTTTTACCTTTGCCAGATTGTTTTAATGCTACAACTGCGCCACCAGGATAAATAGATTGAAATGGCGCTCTGCCTTGTGGGTTTAATCTACCTGCGGTCTCATAAATACGGCCAGCTGCGCTTACGTTGTAAACGTAATTTTCTACTTGAAATCCATTTCTAAATTTTTTGTTTTGGCCTTCTTTGTATCCGATGCCACCTTTAACTGTTGCTTCATCATACTTAGGGAATGGTCGATAATCGACAGTCGATGAGATTGGTTTAGACCAGCCAGACAAAACTTCATTATTGCCTACTACATATCCTTTAGCTGTAGCCTCTACTTGTTTCATTAGAGGCCCTATGGCTGTTTTAATTCTGTTATACATATCTTCATCGATAAAGCTAAGGCCTTTCATTACATCATTAACGCCTACGACCTCTGCTGGCATTTCTGATCTCCTTAGCTCTATCAGTCAATACTTGAACTATTGCTCGATACATTTCCGAGTCCATATTAATAAACTCGCTTGGCGGTATTCCTGTCTCTACTGATAATTGTGCTATACCATAAAGTAATGAATCCCGCTGTGTTATTTTTTTTCTTCGTCTATAACCTCTACTGTTTCCAGAGTGTCAATAAACTCAGTACCCCATAAAGGTATCTGTGCGCCAGACCTACGTAAGCATTCATAAGCTAACCAAAATATTTCGGTCTGCCTTTCGTGCTCACGTAGGACTTTAGAAATTCCAGCGCCGTACTTCAATTCGAAAGCGTACTCGACA